TCATATAAGTGCTTGATAATCAATACTACTTCTACAGATAAAACAAACACTGTCCAAACAAATAATGTTTTAACAATTGCTAATAATATTTTATCTTTCATATTATTACTTTTTTGGAACACAGTTTGGACTACCATCGTCTTTCAAACCAATTGGTTCATATCCTGCTTCACAAGGATTGGGTGTTATATCCATTACTTGTTTTGATTGATTTTCAGCCTTAATTGCTCCACAAACTCGTTTAGCAATTTCTTCTGAACCATATGCTTTTATCTGATCAGCAATACACTGCTCCCAAGGATAGTCAGCAAAATCCCCATTCATCATATCAAATTTACCATCTTCTTTATCAATTATAGGTTTTACATTTGATAATTCAACTTTAATTTTTCTTAATTCTTCTATTTTCATATTATATTTGATTTAATCCTAATTTAAACATAGTTTGAGCTAATAACTCACTAAGTTCATCAATAATGTTTTGTATAAAACTTTCTTTGAATATTGCACGATTTGATTGTACGTATTGATATAATGCTTTAAAGTAATTTACTGTTTCATCTTTTGATACATAATCTCTATATGGCATTGAGGTATAACCTTCAATTTCACCATATAAAGCTGTATACGTCTCAGCTATTCTGTCAATAATGTCTAATACATCATCGTAATATCCACCCAAAGCAATATGCTCTGAATAAATTCTAGTTTGGTTATGGAAAATATGCACCTGAGGTGAACTATTTCTTAAAATTGATAAAAAATCCGCGCAAGTAGCCATATTATTTTTTGTTAAAGTGTATCACAGCTTGTGGAATCTGTGATGTTGTTATTATTTTTGCTTCCAATAATCTTGAAATGTATTGTCCAATACTTTCATTTAATTCTGCTTGAGGTAATGTTAAACTCATAATGTATTTTTGTTTTTTAATTTGCGATTTTCTTGAAGTAAATCGTTTATTTGAATTTCTAATCTTGTTATTTCTTTTCTTAGTCCATCAATTTTTCCTGACATATCGTGTATAATCTTATTATAAACGTTAATGCTCTTTTCAAGCTCATCTAGCCTATCAGAACATAAATCAATATTCTGCTTGCGGTAACCTAATACCCACCCTGTAAAGGCAGATATGATGGGTACAATTACAGTTATAAGTATATCTTTCATATTAGAAGCAATCTGGACAGTTCCACCAGTTTTCTGCGTATTCACTATAAGCTGTTATTTGTCCTCCACCTCCTGTTCCATTTCCACTTCCATTTAAATTGGTAATATTTTTCATATTCCAACCTTTACGAGTTGAATGTGCCAAGAATATACCGTTATTGAACTTCTGAATTTTATCTGGCACCATACCATCAATTGTTGAAGCTGATAAGTAATCAGGGAATTTGTTTTGTCCTCTACCTGTTAATAGATAATCTAATAATCTTTGTGAATAGAAATCTGCTCTTTGTTTTTGCAAAGAACGAAGATACTTCATTGTTTCAATGGAAACTGAATTAGCATCCTGCATTGTCCCTTCCACTATACCTCTATTCATAGTTCTATACATAATATGTGGTATAGCGTTCCAATAAGCGGTTTGTATTAGATATGGTTGAATATATTCATTAACCAATATTGTTTCATCTGCATTAAAAGTATTACCAGTAGAATTTACTTGTGATAATAAATGATGATAGAATTTAGAACCTAATAATGTTTGTAAATCAATGTCTTGAGCCACTTGAACCTCAGCTTTAAGAACATCTATATCAACATTTTTATTTATGTTTGTGAAGTTTTTTAATTTAACTTCTGATATTAATAATACACCCATTTTATTTTAATATTGGATTTACAGGATTATCTTCCACAATTGGATTCTCTTGAACATCACCAGTAATAAATAATGATAATGGTTTAATGTCAAATGTAGTTTGTTTTTCAAATTTAAGTGATACCAATTTATTAAATACTGGTAACATTTGATTTTGATATGGTTGAATAACCATTTTACGGAAGTATTCACTATGATTTACAACTTCATCAGAACTGCCAAGTTTTCCTGCTGTTGCAATACCAAATAATTCAGCTGAACTTACTCTATGTGAACTTAATATTGTTCTTGTAATATCATCATTTAATGTTTGATAATATCCATCACTATCATTCTTTTTAATTTGAATAATTTCAGGGCTTTGTTCCTTACTTTCGTTAAATGAAATAATTGCTTGTCCTGCATTGTCTGAACCTGAATATTGCGCTTCTAATGCTCTTACAATTTCTCTTTGTTCGTTTTCCCCAGGCACTCCATTCGTATAATTTATCCATAAACTTGGACTCATACCTGCCCTTAAATTATTCATATGATAATTAAGGGATTCAATATTAATTTCAATTGCTCTTTGTCCTGCGCTCCAATCTGGAATTGGATAATACGTCATATTTGGAACATAAGCCTTATAATAATAAAGTTGAGATGGTTCTTTTTCTGTTTGTGAAAATCTTTTAATTTCTTCTGGGGGATGTTTTCTAATTTGTGTCCAATCAGGAGAATAATAATAACAATCTACTTTATCTGTTTCTTTATCTAATTTACCACTTCTAATTCTTGAAAAATCTATATGATATATTTCAGCAATACTTTTTCTATCTTTAGCCCAAATTACATTTAATGCAAATCCACCAAAAATCATCATATCCAAAGCACATTTTCTCATTACTTCTTCAACTGTTTCACTTTCATTAACCAAATTAATTGTTGCCATTGGGTTATTTAATGAAACAACACCATCACCCATAATTTGATTTACTTTACTCATAATAACCGCTTTATGAATAGCACAGTTATCAAATAATTGTATAAAATAATTGGGTAACATATTATCTAATCCGTAGAAAACAAATGGAACTCTTTGGATTACTTCAGCAAATACTGGTAATGTGGCTTTTGCAAACTCTATTTTTTTTATTTCACTCATAACTATTCTTGTATATAAATTGTATTTTCGTTAGTCTCATTAGGTGATATATATTGCGTATAAGGATTTGTTTCTGCGGTTCCGTTTAACATAACAATACCCACAAATATCAAATTTGTTCCATTACCATATATATTAAGATTATATTGTCCTTGATAATTTAAATCTTTAACTGATAAATCCAAATATATATTACAATATCTTATATTTGAATTAAATTGAGTAGGATCTGATGTATTAATATAATAATTTTTTACTTCTTTACTCATAATATGAGTAAATTCAAGCGTATAACTACTAAATGTAGAGCTACTATTGTTATTTATATTCAATACCAGCGTGTTTAATATTCCTTTTTCTAAATAAAGCATAATAATCTATATACATAAATATATGAAAAATGAAAATGAATTGGTATTAAAAAAAAAGATGGCTGTAGCAGCCACCTTTCTTAATAGGAGATATAGAAAACTGTCCAAATTGGACAAATATTTTTATACTACAACAGAAATACCAAATACTGTAGCTAAATCACCAATAATGACATTAGCTGGATTTTGTTCTTGTCCTTTAAAAGTTAATTCAAAACCATTTAAATCACCGTAGGCTGTTCCTGTAGCAGAAGAACCTGCAGATAAGAACATACCATTAGTTTGTCCTAAATAGTATTGAGTACCTAAAAAGTCAGTTGCAATAATTTGTAATTGATCGTTTTGTCCTAATATTTTAACTTGATCTCTTTTAGCTTGATCATACTTGTAAAATCTTACTTTTAATTCTTGATCGTAGAAAATTGTTCCATTTTCAAACGACTTTGTAATATTTTGACTAAGACTTGAAGTATTCCTCTTAACGGAAAAAGAATAGATTGTAGTTCCTGTAGAAGCAGTACCACCAGTAATAGCACCAGCTGCGTCGTAAGTAAGTCCTGTAATAGAACCACCACCACCAACAATGTAAAACTGTTTAATACCACCAATTCCGTCAGAGCAACCAAGTTGTAATCCTGAAGATATATAACACGACATTTTGTAGAGTTTTTTGGGGAGTGTCTAATTAACTGATAATCAATTAATTAAACGATTTATTATTTTATAAAGGGGCATTTCACCCCTTTTGTTTTTTAATTTTTTAATTAAGGTTTACCATTCCAAGCCATATATTTGGTTGTACCAAATGTAGCAACTGTTGCACCAAAGTTAAAGTTAGAACGAATTCTAATTTCATCAAAGTCAACTGAATACCAAGCTTTAAGAGTTTCATCACTTAACAAATCCACACCCACAACCATATACTCAGCTGGAGCAATAGTAACTTGAGTTGAACCATCTAAACCTAATGTAGGTAAAACAGTTACGTTTGTGTTAGGATGAGTAGCTTTCATCATTTTGGTAATATCAGTAGAACCGATATAGTTTTGGAAGAAGTTTGCTCTTGTTAACGCTTGTACATACAAACGGAAATAAGAGAAAGACATAAACACAACTAAATCTTCACGAGATAAAGCGTCAGAAGATAAAGCGTTGATTAAATTATCAACTTCTGTAATTGGGTTACCTGCAGAACCATAAGCAGCTGAACTTGAGAAAGTTGAACCACTTGAGTTAGCACAAGAACCAGAGAAAGTATTTCCTGTTGATGTACTAATCAATTTAGCGAAACCATTAAAACAATCAGCAGAACCTACTGTTGTACCTGTCCACAATACTCTTTCAACATATTGTTCGATTTGTTTTTTCTTCAAATCTAAAATCATTTGTTCAAAAGGTACAGTTTCTTGAGTTTGTCCTGGTGTTTTCATCAACATACTTTGGTATGTATCAAATAACGCCTTATAACACAAAGATTCAAACAATGTCTTTTGACAAGTTGTGATTGAATGTTGAGTAAAAGTAGTTACACCTGAAGGTGAAAGGCTACAATTACCATCTTGAATTACTGGAGTTGAATCCAATAAGTTTAACGCCTGAGTCCCGCGGATTCCAGTGCGTAAATTTACGTTTGCGGCGGTTGTTCCGCCGATTAAAGCTTTAGCTAAAAGTTCACCACCAACTTGATCAGAATAACCACCAATGGTTGAAACGTCATAACTAAATGCTTGTTTGTTTAAATTACTCATTTTTTGTAATATTTTTTTTATTTATTTCTCAAAGATTTAATTGCAGCTAATTTAGCTTCCAATATATCTTCGTTATTTGTTTTTGTAAAAACTTCTGTTTTACCGTCAGCAATTTTCTTTCCTGCTGGTTGTTTTTTGAATGCGTTGAACTCATTCTCTAAATTTGAATAAGATTGTTCCATTGCAGACATTTTTTCACCCATTTTAGAGATAAATTCTTTTAACATATCAAACATTTCTGATGACATACCTTGTGGAGCTTCCACATCTTTACCTTCTGGAATTTCATTTTCTTCATCAGCTGGTGTTTCATTTGGAACGTCAGTAACGTCCACAATAATACCATCTTTTGTTTCAACTTTTGTTCCATCTTCTAATTCGTGTGTACCATCTGGAGCAGGAATTTCAGCATCAGCCGTTACAACTGTTACTTTTGCACCTTTATCCAATACATCACCTGAAACTTTAATTTCAGTTCCGTCTTTTAATTTTGCATCAATAAAGATTTCCTTTACAGCTACAATTTCACCGTTTGAAACTTCTATTTCAAAGTTTTCTTTTAACTTATATGAACCATCTTCTAATGATACTTGATTAAAAGAGTCATTAATTTTGTAGATTTTTTCTCCTTTTTGCAATTTTACTGTATTAAGGATTGTATTATCTTCCAATTTAAAAGATTGTAATTCAACTTCGTCGTTCTTTAAAAAACCAAATTGCACCATAAGATTTTTAATTTCTTTGATTGCACTTTTAGAATTTGACATAATTGTTATTTTATTTTACTTGTTATTTCTAATTATAAATAGATATATATAGGTTTATTCTCATTATATCCCCAAAATATGTGGATAAGTATGTGGATAAGTTTTTTTTGGTGTTTTGGTAAAAAGGTTTTATCTTTGTGGAACAAAAGATAAAAGAGGGATATTCCTCAAAACTTTTAAAACAAAATAAGATGAAAAAGATGTTATTAAACTCAAATGGTGGTAATTTATTTGAAGTATTGTTAATGGGTCGTGGTCAAGATTATATCCAATATAAACTTGAACTTTGGGACAAGGAAAAAAACAAATGGATAAATTCAGGGATTTATTTTAAAACCCTAAAAGATTTAGAAACAGAAAAAGTAATTGAAGTTGCTAAAGAACAAATAGAAAATTCAATATACTCTTAAAACAAAAAACCCCTCGTAATTGAGGGGTTTATTTTTATTCTTTTATATTCTTCAATACTTGAGCTACTTTGTATAGAAATATTTCTTCACGATTGAATTTTGACACTTCTTCAAAATATCCTGAAACACTAAATCCGTTTAATTGATGGTTTTTAACTTTCTCCCATACATCAGGATTATTTACTTTCATAGCTACAAACCAAGTTCCGACAGGTAAATCTTTATACCCATAATCAGTAGATTTATCGTTATCAGATTGTTTAATCCAACTTTCAATAACATATACATCAGGTAATGCCGTACCATCGTGATTTTCATCATTATTATCAATAAACTTGTTCTTAAAATACTTATCAGCAATCATTTGAATAGTTTCAGGAGTAAAGAACACATAATAAGGATTACCATCAGCATCTTTACGGAAAATACGTTCATTTGCAATCATTGCTGGACCTAAAACTATATGTTTTTCAGTATCAGCAGCAAATCGTTGTTTTTCCATACGATGTTTGTTGATATATTGTATTTTACGTTCAGCCCATTGTAATGCAGGTGCACCACCCCAAGAATCATACATTAATTTACCACAACCATCATCATAAGATTTAGAAGATTTTAAATCTAATTTATGTCTTGATAGATAACTAAACATTCTGTGAATAGTTGATTCAGATAATGCTTCACCTTTTGCCAATTGATTGGCTCTTTGTTTTCCAACATCAGTTCCACAATCACCCCAACCCTTCTTTTTAACATAATCTAATACTCTTTGAGCTACATCTTTAACTTCTTGAGGGTAATCACTATATGTTTCAAAATTTAATCTTTCAAATTGTTCCAAATATTCACTTGATAACATACTTTTTGGGATTACTTTCTTCTTTTTACCAGGAACTTCATCTACATATGGTGCAATTCCACTTACATCATAATCAAATTTAATACCTTGTATCTTTGGGAAGTCTTTTTTAATCTCTGCAAGTATTTCAGGATCATTATCGTAGTGTTTTGTTATACCCAATTTATCCAAAAATGGACCTTTAGGTTTTCCACTAGTATATATAATTTTATCTTGTGGTATTCTTAATATTTTAGCTGTTGAATCAAGTTGTGAACCTTCTAATGGGTTCAAATAAGTTACAACATACACATCATTACCTTGTGCAATTAATTCTTTATATAAATCTTGTCCATCAGAAGTTGATAATACACCATTATAGTCTACAGACACTTTTGGTTTATCTTTAGTCTGTCCTTCAGTTCCTGCAATAGGGAAATCAAAGTATTCTTCTGAAAATCCTAAATTCTTTTTAGTTTGAGGTGATGGATTGTTTCTTGTTTTATCTGTAATAGTAGAAGGTTGTTCGTAACCTAATACATCAGTATTAATACCAATATCTACAGTTCCTTTACGAATTGAAGCTTTATTAATTATCCTTGTTCCTTTTTTATATTTGATTTGAGCCCATTTGTGACGACAATTATAGCCACCTCTCCACACCAAAGCTGACTGTCCAAAGTCATTCATTGTTCTTTCCATATCTTCAGCTCTCCATACCAATCCTTTATTCAATAAATCAGCACAAAACTCACGTGTTGTATCAATAATTGGTTCTTGTTTAATATTGGGACTTAAAATATATTTGTATCTTATTAAAAAATTGTTTGTATCCTCAAATGATGGTTCATTTGGAGTTGTTGAAGCAAAGTTTTGGAAGTTAATTGTATCAATTTCCCATCCCTCATCAAATAAATCTTTTTCTGATTCCCCTATTTGTATTAACATATCCAAATATTTTCTATCTTCACCATCAGGAATATGAAAATCTTCTTGAACTTCTTTTTTAAATGCTACCCAGTTTACTTCAATAGCCGGTTCTGATACCAAAGAGATTGAATCAATCCCACTTATATCATCAAATTCATCTATTTTTAATTCGAATACTTTATCTTTCTTTATCATATTAATAAATATATATTTTTCTTATTTGGTTCTAAAGCTTAACGCCCTTGTCCTCTATAAGCCTTTGGTTTGGGACTGTTTTTATTATAGCTTTTCTTTGCTGAACCACATTTTCTTTTTCCAAATGTTATTTTATTTGAATTTCCTTTTTGTTTTGCCATTATAGTGTGCTTAAATCTTTTAATCTTGCTTGTTTATGATTCATAGCATTCATATCTTGTGCTACGACGTATGTCTTGATAATTTGTTGTTCTGACATTGGATTTGATGGTGATTTTGGATTGTCATATCTAATTCCAGCAATTCCTTTATTAAACGATGTTCCTCCTCCTGCTTTATTCATCATTGATAACATAGGACCGAACATTGATACTGCACCTCTTGTCATTACCGCTTCACCACCCTGTGCATTTATATTAACACCACCTTGTGCGTGTGAATTACCATAAATTATACCACCGTCAGCATAACCTTGTTTTCCAACAGTTGGAGAAGCTGGTGCACCAGATGCATTAGGTGTTTGAACTGACATAATTTGTTTAACATTTTCTAAACCTGCAACTACTGCTGCTGCTGCCGCTAAACCACCTAAAAATGGGCCTACAACTGGAATCCCTGATAATGCGTCATAAGCTTTTGTTGCTGATTCATATGTTGATATTGTGGCTCCTGCTACAGCAAATGCTTTACCTGCTTCTGTTTGCTTTCCTGCAATTGTTGCTAAATTATTAAAAGCATCTGCAGCAACACCTAATGTAAGTTCTTTTGATTTTTGTTCACCTTCATCAATCTTAATTGCAGCATCCGCATTTTTCTTTTTATTAGCTAAATATGTATTTTCATCAATTTGTTTAGCTTTGTATGCTTTTTCATTATCATCTACAGATTTTTGTAATGAAGCCTTTTCAGCATCCCAATAAGCTTTTTGAAATACAGCAAATCTACCAAATTTTTCTTTTATTAATGTTTCTCTATTATCATAAGATTTGGTAATAATACCTTCAACGGTTACAGCTTCTTTTTTTTCATTAGCAATTCTATCTTTTCTATTTTGTTCTTTTAAAGCATCATATTGTTGTTGTGTGATATAACCATTTTCTAAAAATGTATCTAAATCTTTTATTTGATTTTCTAATAATTTCTTATTATCTTCATAATATTGAACTTTAGTTTCATAATCATCACCATATGATTTTTGTAATTCTGCTGATTGTTTTGTTAAATATTCTTTTGTATTTTGAAGATTTGTTTGTGCCGCTTGTTTGGACATTTCCAAATCTTTTTTATCTTGTTCTTCTTTTTTCTTTTTATCTAATTCATCCCATTTTTTTGTAACCTCAGCTAACGCTATTTTTTCATCATTTTTTAAAGATACGGTTGATACTTTTAATTTTGTTGCTTCATCAATTAATACTTTAAAATGATTTTTAACTTGTTGTTCTTCTTTTTCTCTATCTTTTAAAGAATTAGCGATTGCTTTATCGTCTTCATCTTTAATCTTTTTTTGTATTGCAATTGTATCTGCAGCATATTTTTTTGCTGCAGCTTCTTTAGCTTCTCTTACTTTCTTTTCTTCTGGAGTTTCTTCAGGTTTAATTTTTGCTACTGTTCCTGCATTAGCTTGAGCTAATGCATTCTTGTCTAATAATTTTTTAGCTTCAACAATTTGATTTTCAGTTTCTTCGTTTATTTCTTTATATTTTGCAATAACCTCTCCTCTTAAAGCATTTTTGTATGATTCAGATAAAACAACACCCGATGCCGCATTTCTTTGCTGAGTTTCAACAATTTGTTTTTTCTCAATTTCTTCTTGTATTTTATCTTGTTCTTGTTTTCTATATAATTCAGTTAATATATTTGCATCAGCTTCCGCTTTTGCTCTTGCTATAAGGTAATTTTTATAATTTGTAAATTCCTCACCAGTCATTTTCCTTTGTAATTCAATGAAATTAGTTATTTTTCCTAATGTTTCACCAAATTTAGTATTATATTCTTTAACTGCTTCAGCTTGAAGATAAAGATTAGTTGTGGCAAGTTTTACTTTTTCTGCTAAAGCATCAAAATCACCAGCTGATGCTTTACTACTTTTACCTACTTTTTCTGTTTCAGCATCTAATGTTTTTGTTGCTGCAGTTACTCCTTCTAATGAATCTCTAATCTTATCCCAATTTTGATATACAAGTGCTAATGCAATAATAAGTGCACCTATACCTGTTGCAATAATTGCAGCAGAGAATGCTTTAGCACCTACAGCAGCAGCTTCTTCACTTACTCCTACAGCTACAAAACTTTCTGCTAAATAAGCATTAGTTGCAGCATAAGCTTTTGTAATACCTGATGCGTCTACAATTTTACCAATAAACGTTTTTAATTCTTGTCCAACAACCATAAACTGGTTTTGAATATCTTTCAAAGTAAATGAAGATATTGTTTTAAGAGCTTGTATACCAACTTCTGCTTTATCACCAAATTCACCCACAGCACCACCCATTAAACTAAATGTTGATGTTAATGCTTGTGTTTTGTTGTTAACTTGTTCTTGTTCAGTTCTTAATTCTGCTAATTTTAAGTTTAATTCAGAGAATTTCTTTCCTTGTGTATCACCCGCATCTGTTAATGCTTGTAATTCTACTAATGTTTCACGTATCTGCCTACGGAGGGATTTAAATTTCTCTTCCGACTGTGGTACCTGCTCATCTTGTACTTCAACACCTACTTTTACTGTAGTATTATTTGTAGCCATATTTTAATTTTTTTAAACTGTAACAGAGTAACTATAATTTATTGGGTATATTACTCTATGTCCCATCATTCTTATTTCAGCATAATATTTTCCAGCAGTAAATGACGATTGTCCCATCATTGCTGGTGTTATTACAAAGTTTTGTGTATCACCCACATATGTCAATGTTGTATTGTCTCTTTGAATTAACCCAATACATATCCAAGGTTTATAATATTGTTTTTGATTTGACATCAAATGAACAGAAAGTATATTTAATTTTCCATTATTATTAATAAATGGTTCTGCGCTATTCAAATACCATTGATATGAAAATGATAATCCTAAATTACCAGTTCCATTATCATAAAGTATTGAAAATCCTGACGTTGTTCCTGATACAGTATTTTCTTTTAAATCGTGAATTATCTCAACATCATATTCTGCCAATTTATTATTTGGATAGACAAAATCGTTGTTATTAATCTGACTTATGTATTTCTTCATATAATTAAATATATTTTTTCTTTATTTGTGTTCTGATATTAGTTACAATTTCCACCTTTTGCATATGAACCATCACCAGCAAATGTTCCATAAGATGTTCCATCTGAATAAGTTCCACCACCGGTATATGGAGTTACACCATCTGATTCATAATAATAATGGGTATTGATTAATACGTCGTCGCCAATTTTTGAATATACTGTTGCAAACCAAGTAAAATTACCTGCATTGATACAAGCTGTTCCTCCACCACCTGTTGTTCCTCTTGCTACCAAAATTGGTGTTAAACTTGAAGATATAGATGTAGGTGTAGGCGTCATTGTAGGAGTAGGTGTAGGGTTCGGTAATCCTGATATAGGAAACTCTGGACCGAAATTATTACAAGTACCATTATTTGACTTACATTTTATTATTGTTGCTCCATCTGGAACTACATTTGAAAGATATCCTGAAGTTAAATTTGATTTGGATACACCTGTTTCAAATGCTGTAGCGTAATTGTCCGCATCTGAATATAAATCAAATGGACCCGTGTTTCCTCCCGCTAATGTTAATGTTATTAATACTGAAAATGACATATTTTTTTGTTTTTATTTTCTTTTATTTATTTTTATTTATTTTTTCTTTATTTGTGTTTTAACTTTATGCACTCGTATCATCCCAAATAACTACAATATTATCACCACCCTTAATTCCTGTAACTTGTGTTGAAAGAGATTGTGTTCTTGGGCTACTACAAGAGCCTATTGATCCAATACTTGCTCCATTATATGTTGATACAACAGTACCATTTACTTTAATTGATACCTTATAAGCTGTATTATGACCTATAGTTCCAGATACTCTACATACAGTTCTAGAGCAGTAAAAAGTAATTGTATCGGTATTTGGATAACTATTAATAGTTGTTCCTGAATGAACTGATCTATTATCAGTTGAAGTAAAATTACTAATTGAAGCAGTTGGAAATACTGAACCAAAACTTGTAACTGTCATATTTGTATAACTCATTACATCTTCTGAAGAAAATCCAACTACATTCATTACATATGTTAATGAAACAGGTCTTGGGGTTGGAGTAGGTGTAGGAGTAAATGATGGAGTAATAGTTGGTGTAACACTTGGTGTAACTGTATTTGTTGGTGTAACTGTATTTGTTGGTGTAACTGTATTTGTTGGTGTTGATGTAACAGTATTAGTTGGTGTAACACTTGGTGTAACTGGATATGGACTTAATGAACCCCAATATTCTGAAACACCTGAAAAAGGTACTGTAAGATTATTATAACCCCAAGTATTAGCTAAATAGAATTGTTTCTTTTGATTAAAGTTATACGGAACAATAGTTGCAGCATTAATACTACCTAAATATCCACTATTATAAACTACAACTTCACCAAAATCAAAAGGTCCTGTTGGAGAAGTTACACTTGTATTTGTTCCAATTGTAAATGGATAAAGATAAGCGGTTAAATCTGGATTATAAAATGCAGTAAGATCTGTTACATTTTCTATACCATTTATATATAAATGGCAACCACCGCCATAATCATAATCATAATATGCCATTATATTATACCAAATACCTGGTGTCATTTTTGTTGTACTTGTTAATAATTTTGGTGCTACTTCTGTAACAACATTTTTAAAATAAGCATATATATTATTATTTATATCAATTCCTATTTCTAAGCCTAACGATAAATTATTTGATGTAACTCTTACACCTTTACTCATAAATACTATTGCTGTACCATTTGTACTTACTTTAAACCATCCACCATATAAGAAACTTAAATAATGATCATATATTTTAGATGAAGCAATATAAGATGCACTTGTCATCGAATATGAATAAGGGCTTATTGTTCCTTGATAAGTTCCACCTGTATAAATTGTTCCATTATTATTATTATTTCCAAAATTTGATACATCATATAAAATATTTCCTGAACCAGAATATGTTCTAAAGTTTTGAAAATCATAATTTAAACTTGTACCACTATAATCCATAATTGCAGGAGTAGTTGTAGGTGTAACAGTAGGTGTAGGAGTAGTAGTTAAAGTTGCCGTAACAGATGGTGTTATAGTACTTGTATTAGTTGGTGTATTTGTAATAGTATTTGTTGGTGTTGATGTAACAGTATGAGATGGTGTATTAGTTGGTGTATTTGTAATTGTAGGTGTTGGTGATGCACCAATAAATGTACTTGTAGGTGTAACAGTATTTGTTGGTGTAACAGTATTAGTAGGTGTAACAGTATTAGTAGGCGTAAATGTAACTGTAGCAGTAGGAGTAGGTGTTGGATATATAAATTGTGCGTTTCCTCCAATACTACAATCAATTGGTGTCAATGTAGGAGTAGGAGTAACAGTACCAGTAATAGTTGGAGTTGGTGTATTTGTTGGTGTACTTGTAATTGTTACAGTAGGTGTAATAGTATTAGTTGGTGTAACAGTTACAGTTGAGGTAGGTGTTGGTGTAGGGTATATGAATTGAGCATTACCACCTATACTACAATCAATTGGTGTAAGAGTTGGAGTAGGAGTAACTGTACTAGTAATCGTTGGAGTAATAGTATTTGTTGGAGTTACAGTTACTGTAGCTGTAGGTGTAGGAGTTGGATATATAAATTGAGCATTACCACCTATACTACAATCAATTGATGTTAATGTAGGAGTAGGAGTATTTGTAGGTGTAAGAGTTACAGTGGCAGTTGGTGTAGGTGTAGGATAAATGAATTGAGCGTTACCACCAATACTACAATTGATTGTAGTAGAAGTAGGTGTAGGAGTAACAGTTGGTGAAATAGTTGGGGTACCTGTATGAGTTGGAGTTGGAGTAACTGTAGTTGGAACATAATAACTTGCATAACCATCTATACCACAATCTGATGATGTAGGAGTAGGAGTTGGGCTTGGTAATATTGGCGTTGGTGGTGTTGATATTGTTACATTATTAGAATAACAATAACCAGTAAATGTATTACAGTTATCTGCAACATTAAAGAAAGCATCATAATATCCACTTTGATTTGAAAAACACCAAATCATAGGATTTTGATAATTCACATATACAGATAATGGATCATTATATCTTTTGATAAAATCAAATTGATTTGGATCGTTTTCAATAGATAAATAAATACTATTATATTCTGTTTCAGAAATTTCATTAATTGTTACCGCATATCTATCATAATAACCATCTTGTCTAACTGGATATGACGTTGTAAATCCTGATACATTGCCACCCAAAGTTCCAACCATATAATCATAAAAAACACTCCAATAATAATATGTATCATATAATGAATAATTGGTAAAGTTTGGATTATCAGCTGGATTAAAATATGTTCTATATTTGTACACATAACTATCATTACAATAAGAATATTTAAAATATCTATTTGGATATTTTGTATACTCACTATTATATTGAATTAATTCAACTTTAGTTAATTCTGTATTTGTTAAATTGTAATTTTCTATTTTATTCCAAGTAAAATATTGATTATTGATTTTGATTAAATCATTAACCTTTAAATTTTTAACATCTGATAATTTTAAATAAAAATTACCTGATAAAAATCTTGTTGTTCTGTCATATAAATTATTTATACGATTAGAATAAAAATTGTTATAAACATCATTATTTGTGTATGTATTATACGCAGGATAACCACCACTTATTAATGGAACAGGTTGTTCTGAATTAAATAATATAGATAAACTATCATTATTAATTTTATTACTATCAGGATTACCAATTGGTATTGTATTTGAAATAATTGGATTAGAATTATTAGGAACTGCATAAACTTCATTTAATGGATTAGTTCCATCTGATTGTTGCAATCTAAAAAATGTGGATTGAGTTCTCCAAGTTGAACCAAAATTATAACTTTTACCTACTTGATCTAAAAATGGGCTAAAATTACCCAAGTTAAACATTAACTTTGGTTTAGTTTTAACTCCTTTATATTGATAATTTACTTTATTTGTTGTTGTATCTTGACTTGTTGATGCTGCATAGTTAATACCTAATGGCATTCCAATATTATTGTCCCATTTTCTAACAATTTCAGAAGAAAATATGGTATCAATCTTTTTTTGTTCTGATTTAAAATCAGTTGGGTTATATACGTGATTTTCACCATAAACTCTATTGTTTTGATTTTTGAATTGTATGTTTCCATCATCTCCATCTTCCAAATCTGTTAAATAAATTTCAGATTCAACATAATTTAATGCTGGTTCCACTGTAAATCCTTTATCAAATGATATTTTATCTGTCCAATCGTGAACATTTCCTGAACCAATATAATAATCATACGGTTCAATCATAATTTCTGTTGGATTATCAGGATTTGGAACAAATATTAAATTAAATTTCTTTGCAATTGACGATAAAAAGTCAATTTGTTTAATTTTTGGATCTATAACTTGATTAAAGTTTACATAATCATATTCGTTATAATTTATAAATGTACCTGGTTGTGCCGGTAAATAGTTTGGTTGTTGTGTTGTCCAATTTACAGGTGATGTTGTAATATTAATTATATAAGCTACACCCATATCAATTGTTGTACCCGTTGTACCCGCAGCAATTGTTCCCCTATAATTAAATCCTTCGTTATCTAATATGTGATAAGTAATATCTACTGAACAATAAGCTGGATTTAAATTTGAACTAACCACATATAATGTAGCCATTCCTGGATCTTCTTTTAAACTAATTAAAATCTGTTCTGGTGGAAATGTTGATATTGATTGAAATTGATATCCAAATTTGGTTGTATCTGAACTAAAATAACCATATAGATATAATGTTTTAAACCAAGGAGTATTAAAAAAATCTGATTTAATTGTATATCCATATGTTTTAAACATTAATTCAATTAATCCCCATACACTTAATGCAGGTTTTAATTGATTATCTAGTACAGGTTTTTTTGGTGAGTTAATATAATATTCACTTCCACCAGCTGCCGTGAATGCTGCATAATCTGTATATGCTCCTACTACAGTTGATGTATAATATCTTGATTGTGACGCTACTGTTCCACCACTAACATTAGGTGTATCACCTGAATAAACATAACCATTATGTAGAGCAGGATAAAATATTAAAGGCATATTATTATTATTACTTGTTAATAATAAATTGTTTTGCCAGTTAGATAAAATGTTATATAAAGTAAAATAATGATTAAAATGAAAATTAGGATTATCAAAGTTTAAGTCTTTTAATAAATTATTTCCAATTTGTCCATAAAAATCAGCAACACTTGTAAATAAAGTAACATCATATTCAATTTTTGAATCAAGAACATTAACTTTATTCAATCTCATATAACCATTCAAATAACATTCATCATTGATTAATACTTTGATAGGAACTCTTTTTGTTACATTGAAAAATAAAGTTGCACTATCTACATCATAATAATTCTCAAAAAATCTATTGTTCTTTTTAGAGCCAGGTAATAATAAACCAACTGAATAATCTGAATTTCTTTTACTTATATCTTCTAATTCAGCAAAGGATTTATTAATTGTAATTGGAATATTTGAATATAAATCTAATACTTGATATGTAACAAGTTGATTAGTTAATATGTTATCAGGGACAAACCAAATTTTAAATGTACTTGTTGGTTTTACACTATTTAATATTGCTTCAAATGATACATAATCATTTTCATTTATTTGAAATGAATTATTTTGAATATCTGAAACCGCATATTCTATAAATGATTGATTACCATTATAAGAACATTTAATATTATAATTAAAAAGATTAGTTGTTGTACCAGTATAATCAGGTAAAACAAAATTATAATATAAAGTTCCGTTTGAACCTAAATTATGTAATGTCACAATCCAATCAATATTCCCAGTAGAATTTGAATTAATTGTTCCAATATATGGATCATTAGTTGTTCCTGCTCCACTTAATGTTGAGCCTGTAAAACCTCCTGTTCCAGTTATCTGAATTGAAAGATTATTTATCCCAACACCAGTTGTAGGTGCACTATTTAATTCTGCTCTTAATACCGTTTGTTGTTGTTGACCCATTTTTAGAAACCTTTATTTACGAAGTAACTATCTCCAGTTACCAATGTTATTTTATATTTGTTCATTTTACTATGTTTCTTAGTAATAGTATCAACAGATGTTGATGTAACTTGAACAGGTCTTAAATCTTTGTAGATTTTATCTTGTCTATCAATTGGTGATATATAATCACTATTCATAATATAAACCTGTGGTGAAACGAACAATTGTTCTATCCATTGAGATTCAGCGATGTTTAAATATCTTGTATCTAATACAATCTCTTGCGTAACATTAGTGTCAAAAGTTTTCTTGCTTCGTCCAATATTTCTATCGGGAGAAGAAAGATTGGTAGCATAATATCTATTATCATAATTTGTTCTTGTTATTTGTTTAGTATCTTGTCTAAATGATTGGAATGTAAAATAATCATAAGCACCTTGTTCGTTCAACCACACCAATCTTGTAGATTCAGGATAACAGTTATCGTATAAATAAAAATAAAATATTTCTGATAAAGGTCCTATAGGTCCTGTATTAGTTCTATCAGCGTTCCAAGTTGGTAATCCATAACATAATTGTACTCTATAATAAGCTACTGTACTCCAATCAATATCAATAAATAAGTTTGTAATATCTACAGGTCCACAGGGTAAAGCAAATCTTTTTAATGTATCATCGTAAGCTGTAGGTGAAGAATAAACTGTTCCAATTCTATTTAATTGTTGATTATATTTTGTTATAAGACTATTGTTATAATCATAAAATTCAAATACAGCCCAATCTGCTTCTATAACCATTCTATCTCCTGTTTGTCCGTTAAGGTAATATAATACATAATTTTCTGTATTTTGTATATACTGTATTCTTGGGGCATCTGATAAAAATCTTGCTGTTTGTGATTGCTCTGGAACTGTTGGATAATCCATTAGATATTGTCCTATTGGACTTAATCTACTATTAACATAAACTGTATTATCTGTAAATCCTGTTCCTATAACTGTACCAACTTCTTGATCATAGTTAGGTAATATAAAGTTGTTGTCAAAATTAAAAGTTCCACCTATATAATCAAAGTACTTTCCTGTTGAAACGTAATCTGATGGTATAAATGCTGTAGTGTTAAAAGTTTGAGGAATATAAGTATAATGATTATAATCGTGTGTTACTGTATCACCAGTATATACACCATTAATCAAATATCTATATCCATATTTAAAATTAACTTTAATTCCATTTGGATATGGAGCTTCAACATTAATTTGTTTTGTTGTTGTGTCAAAATTACCTAACCAATAATATTGATAATGTTCTGTTTCTACATAGTTCTTTAAATAATCGTAAGGTCTTATATTAAACTTATATTTATAAATTCCACCTGATAAACTTATATCATACGGAACCAACGCTAATGTGCCAACTAAATTATCGTTACTGTACAAATTAACTACTAACTCAATAGATGTTTGTAATGTACTTCCTGTTAAAACTACTTCGTAGGTTCCTCCTCTTTGATAGACAAAATCAGCACTTCTTCTTATTTGAGAATTACTATTTAATCCATTTGCGTATAATTGTGGGTATCCAAATGACATATTATATTCCTTCTATTATTTCTAACAAATCATCAATAGTTGCTTGTCCAATAATTTCTTTGATTTGTTCGTTGTTTATTATTTTATCATAAGATATTTCTATAAAGTTTTTTGGTAGACTTTTAAATCCAAATTTACTTATAGACCTACTTACTAAAAATGCTGCAGCCTTTATATTCTTTTTATTCTTTTCCAAATATCTACCGGACTTTAAATCTCTTATTTGAAAACTTTTTTTATTTTCAATCCACTCTTCTATTGCTTTAATATTTGGAAATCTACCTGGTAGTCTTCCGTTTATTAACCAATAAGCATATGTGTTAGTTAATGGTTGTCCGAACGCCATAACTTGAATTGTTATACTACCTTCTTGTGGAGTATTAACAACAGCTTTAATACTATTTCTTAAATTACCTGTGGCTACACGATTAGTTAATCCTTTTTGTAATTTACCAAATACATAAACTTTGTCCATAAGACTTTGTTTAATAATATCTTCAATAATAGGTGCTAAAGCTTCTAAATTCATTATAATAATTTAATGTTTAAGTAAGTTCCATTACCACCATTAACATCTTGTCCAACAGATGAATAAGCTGTTAGATATACTTTATCTAAATCACCATCTAATTGTGCAAATACTGTTCCTGTT